AGAAACCAAAGCTAAGTTACTCATACTAATGTTTTACCTGCTTTAACCGCTACGTCAATCTTCTGAATAGACAAAGGGTTGCCGTTGATGTCTGCTTCTAAGCCAAGTTGCATAATAGTTCCTTGACCACCAGCGTTGACTGAAAATCTGTCTAATACAATACCTGATGTATACTCAGCAATTCCGTACTCAGCAATACCGTATTCATAAACAGTAACATCATCAAGTATGTATGTTGTAGCTTGATAACCTTCGGTGTAGTCAAAGCCCCACTTAATAGCTACAGACTGCTCTGTACCACCAATCAAGACCCAACCAATCTTCTTTAGAATCTTGAGTTTAGTAGAAGCGTCAAAATCAAAGTAATTAGTATAATACTGTAAGCGGTAAGCAGAACCATTGTCTGAGAATCCATAATATTTACCAATGTACGATGTCTTACCAATTAGCAACTCTTTAGCTTGATTTACAAAGAAGGCTTTAGGTTCGATACCATCCCAAATAGTTACACGAGCTGCACCATCTTGCAATGCACCACGAGTATCAAAGCAATAAGCAAATCTAGTGGTTGGTAGAGTGATAACATAGAAAGCATCTTTTTCGTAATAGATACTTTTAATCTTTGTTAAGTCAGTTTCAGACGCTACGTTAGCCATGAACTCATCACGGATGTTCTTAGACACATCACGCATCGGTAAGGACTTCTCCTGTACCACACGCTGTAAACTGCGAACACCACCCTCAGACAAGAACAGTACATCAGTACCCATATTCTGAATAGAATCACGAGCGATACACCCTACGTTGTAAATAACATCTTGTAATGCTAAGTCAGCAGGAGACAAAGGATTATTGTAAATTGCAATATTCTTCTTACCAAAGAAGATGATAAAGCCGTTGTGTGCTGCAGCGCCAATAACAGAGTCACCGTTAGGTAACACTTCTTGTAGGTTTAAGTAACCCGCAGAACCGTTTAAGAAGTCAGTACCTTTTAATAAGTCGCTGAAGTAAACAGTCTGTGTGTCTCCAGTGATACCGCCACACCAGATACGACCATATGCCGCTAGAACCCACGAAGGAGCGAATGTAGAGGTGCTGTGATTAGCAGGCAGGGTAGCTGCGTCACCAACTCGTTGAAAGCCGTAAGAGCCGCTATCGTGAGCGTGGAAGGCTCCACCAGAGGTTGTTAGCTCATGGTACACCAACATAGGGTGTCCAGATTGTGCTATATAGACATGAGGATTAAAGTCGCTAATGTCTCCATAAGAGATAGCAGCGCCTTGCCAGTTGTTAGCACTAATGGTGTATGTAGCATCACCAGAGTTATTTGCATTTCGGACATTCTTCTTAACTAATGTAGAAGTACCGACAAACAACTTATTGTTACCAGCACTAATTAATTGATTACTACCGCCATCAACTAACTCATACAGAAACTCAACTGGATTAGAGCCTAAGTCAGAGTTTGTAGCATTGACTGGTGTCCATCCACGACGAGCGCCGATACGACCATATTTGTCAATTACACAGTTCTGTGCTTTAAGTGCAAAACCTGAAGACAAAGTGATACTAGACTCTTGGCTATTAATGCCATAGAATCCCGGTGCTGCAATAGATTGTGTTTGTAGTTGTCCAGCCATTATGTACTAAACCAACATTCTTCTTCAACGTATCTTGCAGACTCTAATGAGATAGCGTCAGAAAGGCTTTGTTTAAAGAGTGCATACGACTCAGCAGATTGAACACCACCGTCTTCACCACGTTCAGCTTGCGCCCTAGCCAATGCACCTAAGATTACAGGCTCATGTGGTACTAAGAGTTTGTCTGAGTTAGCTACTAATTCTACTTGTGGACGAATTACGTTAAATCGTAGATTATAAACACCATTAGGAATAGGGAATAGGTCTACCTGTGTATCACCGTTGGTATCTGTACCGTTAAAGTTATAGTACATCGGTGAACCCTTTTGAGGGGTTGTCAACAAGAACTGCTCATCCATCCAGCGAGTAGTGGCATTACGCATGATGTGGTTGCTGGTGTCGTTTAGGACATCAATTACACGGAATCGTTGACCAGTGCCTTCTAGGACATAGTTAAAGATGTCAGCGCCAGTAACAGCAGATAATGTCTCAGATAATGAGTTCCAATTATAGGCATCTTCTACTTGACGCTTAGAATCATTGATGTATTTGGAGATGAGTTTAACATAAGCGTTATCAGATACTGAGGAAGCCTCTGGCTCACGCAGTCGTATTAACACATCGTTCGTCAGTTCTAAGTAGTTTTTAGATGCCATATTTTTCCTAGTGTATCATACTTTTACAAAAAAAGCAAGTTATTTTTTAACAATCCCACTTTTTCAGTGCCAATGCTTTACGAGTAGGTCTGCCTTTTTCATCCTTCATAGGACCAGCAACACCGCCCATTCGAGCGCAGAAGCTCTTACGTCGTCCAGCCGCTTTAGGCGACTTAGCAGCCTCTTTAGCAGACACAGGGGGCTTTAACTTAGAGCCTGTAGTCTTGTTGTAATAGTCTCTACCTTTTTGATTGAGACCACCTTCAGGGTTCTGAAACGCTTTCTTAGGCATTATTTCTTCTTCTTTGCTGTCTTAGCTGAGTCTTTGAAGTCTTTAGCGGTAGGGGCGCCTTTAGAGCCAACCTTACGCATCTTCTCTCCAGAGCCTTCTGCGATACGCTTTCTCTTTGCAGCGATATTAGAATATAAACCCTGTTTCATTAGCGACCTCTACCAGCTTTTTTCATCATCTTAGGCTTAGGCATCTTAGCCTCGCTCATGGCGATAGCAATAGCTTGTTTACGGTTTTTAACTACTGGACCACCCTTACCGCTGTGTAAACCACCAGCTTTGTATTCAGACATAACTTTGCCTACTTTAGCTTGTTTTTGAGCCATCTTCATATTTAGTCCTTAATTAAAGTTTTGTACAGTACTGCGTTGGTCAAGTTCTAATGTAACAATACATCCCGGCTGAGTAGCTCCTGTTTCAATCCAGACACGGATTTCATCACCTTCGTCTAGGATGATTTCAGAACCATCAAACTTTAAAAAAGTCTTAGATGCTAAAGGATAATCATAGACAATCGGAACCTCAATATTAGCACTAGAGTCATACCACCAAGCTCTAAAGTTCTTAGCTGAGGATGTCCCATTATAAGCATATAATAAAGACCATCTAGCGATGTTACGAGTTGGTACAGTAAATATAGTAGTTACTGTGTTTGGAGTTAGAACAAGTCCAACTGAGTGTGGTCTGCTCATATTACCTTAGAAGTGTTTTAGAATCCAGTCTTTGAAGACTGTTAAGAATATACCGATACCAGAAGCTAAGAAAGCTACTCCACCGAGGAAGCCTTTATAACGCATCATCTCATCACGAACAGAATGGATGCACTCAAGTATCTCTTTTTGACTGGTCTGTAGCTTTTCTACTTCGGCTTCTAAGACAGCTATACGCTCTACAGAATCTGTCATTTAGGATACTTAGCCTTTACTGCTAAGCAAGCTGCGATGTAGGCTTCTTGCTGTTGTGTGTCTCCCTTAACAATAGCGTCTAGATAGTCACTCATTGGGGGATACTCTGCTGCTCTCTTATCAATGTATGCTTGTGAGCTTGCGTAGGCTTGTACCGCAGCTAGGTCATAAGATACTTCATTGTTGTCTGCATCGTAAGCAGTATCACCTACTGTACGAACTGTTTGTGGATATAGTACATAGATTGCATCAGTTAGTCTCATGCTGCAATCTCCATTAAAGTAATTGTGGAAGTAGTGTTTCCATCTGAATTGTAATAATCGTTTATTTGTACTAACGCATTATTTCCATTGCTTGCAAATTGCACTTTATATGTTGTTGAAGATGTAGTTGCTGGACTGTCCAAGTATGTAGCAGATATTGAACCAATTTCTATACGGTTTGTATTATCTGTGTAACCACCATTTTCATCAATTTTTAATATATCAGTAGAATTTCTTACTAATTTAAGTCCTAAAGATGTATTGTTTGTTCTTTTTCCACATCCGCACATATTAACAAAAACAAGAATTTTACTTGTTGCAAATTTAGGTGTAATTGATGCAGTTAATCCAGTATCGGCAAAAGTGCTTGAAGACCTTGTGATTGATGTTGCGTAGGTTGCATTAACAACTTGCAACACCTTGCCAGCACTAGCTTGTGTAGAGCTATCGTTAAATGTTAGACCATTAGTCCCATCAATTATCATTGACATCAGTTAGTCTCCGCAGGATAGGGTGTATTACCGTCAGCTACCCATTTTAGGTAGGCTTGGTAGTCTGTGTTGGCTTCGTTAAATGGAATTGACATAGTTGTTCCAATGATAGTTACTGCACATGGTTCATTTGTCATAGAACCCTTTTGAAGTTTACATTGGATAGATGGTGCGTAAGAATTACAT